ACAAAAACGCACAACGAGAAACTTATCCTCAATGACAATGAAACTCTCCGAATCAACTGTTAATCTTCTCAAGAACTTTAGTTCAATCAATCAGTCTATCCTTTTCAAAGAGGGTACCAAACTGAGAACTATCTCTGTGATGAAGAACATCCTGGTTGAGGCAAATGTAGCAGAAGAGTTCCCCCGTGACTTTGGTATCTATGATCTGAACCAGTTTCTCAATGGTCTGTCTCTTCACGCAAACGCAGAACTGAACTTTGACAATCAAGAGTATGTCTTGATCAAAGAAGGTCGTATGAGGTCTAAGTACTTCTTCGCAGATCCTTCTGTGATTGTTGCTCCTCCTGAGAAGGAGATTACTCTTCCCTCTGAGGATGTAGAGTTTGTTCTGACTTCTCAACAACTGGAGAAACTCAAGAAGGCATCTTCCATCTATCAACTCCCTGATGTATCTGTCATCGGTGAGGCTGGTGTTATCAAACTGGTGGCTCG